ACATCATCTTGTGACGTGGAGGTGTTTGTAGCTAGCGCTTAGGAGATATTATGGCATCGACATATACTGATATTGGAACAGAGTTAATGACCACTGGCGAGAACGCCGGTAACTGGGGAACAAAAACCAATGTCAATTTACAAATTTTAGAAGAAGCAATTCGTGGTTATGTAGCGGTATCTGCTAATTCAGATCAAACATTATCTTTAACAGATGGTTCTACGGGTGATTCTATAAGAAACTCTGTTATTGCTTTTACAGGCACATTAAGTGCTAATAGAACAATAACTGTTCCTTCTGCAGAAAAATGGTGGATAATGGATAACCAAACTGCAGGAGCTTATACTCTTACAGTAAAAGTATCTGGTCAAACTGGAATTACTTGGGGAGCGTCTGACAAAGGAACAAAAATTTTATACTCTAATGGTACTGATGTTGTTGATACAAATATTGGTGGTGGAGTTGGTGCATATGATTTAAATGGTAATACATTAACTCTTGATGCTGATGGTGATACAGACATTACATCAGATACAGATGATCAAATAGATATTAGAATTGCAGGAGCAGATGATTTTCAATTTACTGCAAATACTTTTACTGCACAAGCAGGCAGCACGATTGCTGCGCAAGCATTAACTGCTACAACAGTAACAGCTAGTGGTATTGTAAAAACAGATGACACTACTGAAGCAACTTCTACAACAGATGGCTCACTACAAACTGATGGTGGATTATCTGTAGCAAAAGATGCGGTACTTGGTGATGACCTTAAATTATTAAGTGATTCTGCTGTATTAAGTTTTGGTGCAGATTCAGATACAACTTTAACTCACACTGATGGTACGGGTTTAACTTTAAATTCAACAAATAAACTTCTTTTTAGAGATACTGGTTTATACATTAATTCATCTACAGATGGTCAATTAGATTTAGTAGCAGACACAGAAATACAAATAGCAGCTACTACAATTGATATTAATGGTGCTGTAGCTTTAAATGGTGCTATTACGGGTGCTACTAATATAACTCTTTCAGGTGAATTAGATGCTGCAACAGGAGATTTTTCTGGTGATGTTGATGTAGATGGTACTTTAGAAGCAGATGCTATTACAATTAATGGTACAGCTATTGGTTCAATTTATGGTGCAGTCGCAGGAAGTTCTAGTATTGTTACAACAGGTGCTTTAGACTCAGGATCAATTACTTCAGGATTTGGTACTATTGATACAGGATCATCTACAATTACAACTACAGGATTAATTACTGGTGGTTCATTAGACATTGATGATGTTTTAATCAATGGAACAACAATAGGTCACACAGATGATACAGATTTAATTACATTAGCGGATGGTATTGCAACAGTTGCAGGAGAACTTTCTGTAACAACATTAGATATTGGTGGAACAAATGTAACTACAACAGCAGCAGAAATTAATTTAATAGATGGTGGTACTGCAAGAGGTACTACAGCAGTTGCAGATGCAGATGGTATTCTTCATAATGATGGTGGCACAATGAGAATGACTAGTGCCGCTACATTTAAAACATATTTTCAAAGTGGTGCTGGTGTAGCGGCAGATGATATTTCAGCTGGGGATGGAGCAGTTACTTTATCAACTTCATCTGGAAACATTACAATTGATGCTACAGCTGGTGATACAGATATTATATTTAAAGGAACAGATAGTAGTTCAGATATTACAGCATTAACATTAGATATGTCAGATGCAGGTACTGCAATATTTAATAATGATGTATCTTTAGATTCTGATTCAGCAGTTTTAAAATTTGGTGATGATCAAGACGTTACACTTACTCATACAGATGGAACAGGTTTAACTTTAAACTCAACAAGTAAACTTACATTTGGTGACGCAGCAACATATATTAATCAATCTTCTGATGGCGTAATGACTGTCGCTGGAGAGGCAACAATAGATCTTACGGCATCTACTGCTGTTTTAGTTAGTAATGATTTAAAATTAGATAGTGATTCTGCTGTATTAGGATTTGGTGCTGATAATGACACAACATTAACTCACACAGATGGAACAGGTTTAACTTTAAATTCAACAAACAAATTATGTTTTAGAGATACAGGTTTAACTGTAGGCTCAAATGCAGATGGAGACTTAGATATTGTATCTGATGGTACAGCTGTTGATTCTATTAATATAGAATCTGCTGGTGGAATTACTTTAGACGCTGGAACAGCTGCTAGTGGAATTATTTATGAAGACGATGGTACAGAAATGCTTCGTATACACAATTCTTCTAGTGATGTTATCATAGAAGCTAAAGTTCAAGATAAAGATATTATATTTAAAGGTGACGATGGTGGATCAGGTGTTACAGCTTTAACTTTAGATATGTCAGCGGGCGGTATAGCAACTTTTGGTGCTGCAGCTAATGTAGCTCAACAAGCAATTACTTCATCATCGAATGCTATTGCCTGGGATGCTTCTGATAAACCAAATGCATATCACCAAACATCAGAAAATACGACTTTATCTGCACCAAGTAATGCAGTTGAAGGAGCATTTATTTGTATAGAAATTAATTTTAACGGAAGTCATACATTTGCGTGGAACGCAATATTTAATTTTGCCGCTGATACTGCTCCTACGACAACAGATACAGATGGTAAGACGGACATTTTTGTATTCAGATACAATGGAGCAATTTGGCAAGAAGTAGGTAGAACTTTAAACATACCAGAGAGTTAATAGGAGATAATATGTGGGGATTAGTAGAATCAGGATCAATTACAAAAATAATAAATAAACCAAGAGCTATGGTTATTGGTGATATTCAATATTCAAAAAATATATTTTCTTCTAGATGGACTAAAGCTGAAAGAGAAGCTATTGGAATTTATGAAGTAGAATTTGATGATTCAAATAAAAAAGATGAGCAATGGTATATTAATACTAATCAATCATTTGCTTTTGCTGGTGGAAAAATTACAGCAAGTTATGGTAGCGCAACTGCTAAAGCTCATGCTGATACTTTATGGACCAACCAAGATAAAACAGATGGCAACATACCAACTGGTAAAGATGTAGGTGATGTTGCAGTTGAAGGATTAAAAACAATTAGAATTAGAAATATTAAATCTCAAGCAGCTGGAATATTACGAGATACAGATTGGTACATAGTTAGAAAAGCAGATGCAGATACAGATGTGCCTTCAGCTATTACAACATTTAGAGCAGCAGTTAGAACTAAAGCTGCAGCAATGGAAACTTTAATTACCAATGCATCAAATACTCCAGCAATTGAAACTTTATACACTTATGTAAATACAGCTGATGAAGGGGATCCAGTTGTAATGGAAAGACCATTAGGAGAATTCCCAGTATTAGGATCTTAACATGCCTTTAATACTTGGAACTAACTCCATAAAAGATACAGGATATGATGTAGACAACTCATGTAGATTTAATGGTGCTGATTCAGCAGAATTAACAAAAACATTTGGAAGTGCTGGAAATCAAAAAACTTGGACATTTAGTTGTTGGCTAAAAAGATCAACTGACCAGATTGCTGTAGCCGATCATGTTGATAGTATTCTTGAAGCTGGATATGGCTCAACACCATGGTTTGTTTTTACACTTAATCAAGATACACTTGCTGTAGCGGCAACAGCAGGATCTTCTGTTGGGTGGAAAACAGCAGCATTATTTAGGGATAATTCTGCATGGTATCATATTGTATTAGCCGTAGATACTACATCTTCAACTTCTTCTATTTCAAATGGAAGCACAGACAGATTTAGAATTTTTGTAAATAATGTTCAACAGACATTATCTGGTGGTAGTGTCCCAAGTCAAAACGCAGATTTACAATGGAACGGAACTGCTGGACAACACATGTTCGGTGCTTCTTATGCTGGACAATTTTTTGATGGTTATGTTTCTGAAGTGGCTTTTATTGATGGCAGTGCCTTAAATCCTAGTTCATTCGGTGAATACGATTCTGACAGTCCAACAATTTGGAAACCAAAAGATTTCAAAGATGATGTTACTTTTGGTACAAATGGTTATTATTTAGATTTTGCAGATAGTGGAGATTTAGGTGATGATGAAAGTGGAAATGGTAATGATTGGACAGAAGCTAATCTAGCCGCAACAGACCAGAGTTCGGATTCGCCTACGAATAATTTCGCAACATTAAATCCTTTATTTAATAGTGCCATAACTTATTCTGAGGGAAATTTACATTATAAAAATACTCATGGATCAAATAGTGAGCAAGCAAATGCTACAATTCAACAAGTATCAAATGGTCGTTGGTATTGGGAAATAAAAATGGCTTCAACTAATAATGATAGTGCATACGAATATTTTGGAAATGGATATGCTTATGTAAAATCAAATGACGATATACACCCTAGTGGAACAACAACAGTTTCAAATGGAGATATATTTGGTTTTTATCTTAACTATGAAGATGGTCAAATAACTATTCATAGAAATGGATCTCAAATTTATCAATCAAGTACAGGAGTTTCTTTAAGCACAAATACTGCATTAGTAGCTGGTTTTGATAATACAGAATATCAATTAAATTTTGGCAATCCAATACATAGTATTTCATCAGGTAACGCAGATGCAAATGGTTATGGAAATTTTGAATATTCACCAGTATTAAGTAGTGTAAATTTTTATTCTTTATGTACTAAAAATTTAGCGGAGTTTGGATAATGGCTTATACATCAATAAACGATCCGGAAGCATATTTTCAGGTTAAGCTTTATAGTGGAACTGGAAGTTCTAATGCTCAAACTTTTGATGGCGATACTGATATGCAACCAGATTTAGTTGTGATAAAATCAAGAAATCATGCTTACGGTCATCACTGGACAGACGCTGTAAGAGGAGCTGGTAAAGATTTATATTCAGAGCTTACAGATGATGAATATCCAAATGCAAATTCTTTAGCATCTTTTGATAGTGATGGTTTTACAGTAGGCTCAGATAATGGTGTTAATAATGGATCTTCAAAAACCTATGTAGCTTGGTGCTGGAAAGAATCTGCAACTGCTGGGTTTGATATAGTTTCATATACCGGAAATGCTGTTGATGGAAGAACAATATCACATAGTCTTTCCGCAGTTCCAGATATGTATATTATTAAAAATAGAAGTGCCGCAGAGCCTTGGATGGTTTATCATGGTTCTTTAGGCAATACAAAAGCATTGTACTTAAATACAACAATGGCTGCTGCAACTAGCAACTCCTATACAAATGATACTTCTCCAACTTCTTCTGTATTTTCAGTAAGTGATTGGGAAGGAAATAATGGTGATGGAAATAGTATAATAGCTTATTTATTTACTTCTAAACAAGGCTTCAGCAAGTTTTCATCCTACACCGGCAATGGAAGTACAAATGGACCATTTATTTACACAGGCTTTCGCCCGGCTATGATTATTATTAAAACAACATCTGGTGCTGATAGATGGGTAATTTCAGATAATAAAAGAGATGTTGATAATGTTGTTGTTGGAGAGTTAAATCCAAACGATAGTGCTGTTGAAAATACATCTGGTACACCTTTTGATTTTTTATCTAATGGTTTTAAGTTAAGAAGAACTGGTGATGTATTTAACACAGATGGAGATGTTTATGTCTACATGGCTTTCGCAGAAGCTCCATTTGTAAATTCTAAAGGAGTGCCTTGTAACGCAAGATAATTATGCTACAAAAATTAAAATTTCAACCTGGATTTAACAAACAAGTTACAGCGACTGGTGGTGAAGGCCAATGGGTTAGTGGTGATTATGTTAGATTTAGATATGGCTCACCTGAAAAAATAGGTGGTTGGGCACAATTAGGAGACGTAACTTTAACTGGTAGAAACACTGCTATACACCATTTTGTTAATGCTAGTGGTATTAAATATGCAGCACTTGGCACAAACAGAATGTTGTATGTATATTCTGGAGGAGCGTTTTATGACATTACTCCTCTTAAAAGTACAACAACTCTAACAAGTGCTTTTACAACAACACAAAGTGATGCCACAGTTACAATAACTTTTGCATCTGCTCACAATATTAAAAAATATGATATTATTTATTTAGATAATTTTAGTTCAGCTACCAATTCTAATTTTGACTCTGATGATTTTGATGATAACACTTTTATGGTTACAACAATTCCAACTTCTACAACACTTACTATTGAAATGGGTTCTGTTGAATCTGGATCAGGAGCTAGTACTTCTGGTGGAGTAAGGGTTAAACATTATTATTCAATTGGACCTGCGGTTGAGGCATCAGCTGCTGGTTGGGGTCTAGGATTATGGGGCGGTACTGTAGCTGGAGAAGTTTTTGATACTCTAGATGGAGCATTAACTTCAGGCTCATCTAGTATTGTCCTTGATGATTCAACAGGTTTTCCTGCATCAGGATCAGTTTTAATAGACAATGAACGTATTGCTTATACAACAAACACTACTGGTACAGGAACTTTATCAGGTTTAACTAGAGGATCAGATAATACAACAGCTGCATCACATAGTGATGGAGCAACAGTAACTGATGCTTCTGAATATACTAAATGGGGTGCATCACAAACAGGTGATATTATTACAGCCCCTGGTCTATGGAACCTTGATAATTATGGAAATAAACTTATTGCAACTATCGTTGATGGTGCAACTTTTGAATGGGATTCAAATGCTACAGGTGCAACATCTACAAGAGCAACTATTGTTGCCAATGCACCAACAGCAGCAGTACAAACTTTAGTATCTACACCCGATAGACACTTAGTATTCTTTGGAACTGAAACAACTATCGGAACAACATCGACTCAAGATGATATGTATATTAGATGGTCGGATCAAGAATCAATTGATGCAACAACTTCTTATGCACCTTCCGCAACCAACACCGCTGGTACACAGAGACTGGCCGATGGAACACGGATCGTGGGAGCATTAAGAGGTCGGGATGCAATTTATGTTTGGACTGATACATCTTTATTTATTATGAGATTTGTTGGTTCACCTTTTACTTTCTCATTCCAACAAGTTGGTACGAACTGTGGATTAATTGGAAAGAACGCAGCCGTTGAGGTTGATGGTTCTGCTTACTGGATGTCAGAGAATGGTTTCTTTAGATACACTGGTAAACTAGAATCTTTAGCATGTTTAGTTGAAGATCATGTTTATGATGATATTAACACAGTTCCTAAAAATCACATATACGCAGGACTTAATAACTTGTTTGGTGAAGTAACTTGGTTCTATCCAGGTAGTGGTGCTGCATCTAACAATAGATCAGTAACTTATAACTTTATGGATTCAACACCCGAGCGACCAGTATGGACTACAAGTTCTTTAGCTAGATCTACTTGGTTTGATTCATCTATATTTGGAAAACCACATGCTACTGAATATGACTCAAGTGCTACAAGTGATTCAACAGTTGGTAATACTGATGGTGTTTCAATATACTTTGAACACGAAACAGGACAAGATCAAATTAAAGCAGGAGCAAGAACAGGTATTTCAGCAAGTATTCAATCTGGAGATTTTGATATATCTTTAGGTCAAGGTGGTGGAGCAGACTTAAGAGGTGATGGTGAGTACATGATGAAAATTAGAAGAGTACTTCCAGACTTTTTAACTCAAACTGGTGATGCAAGAGTTACATTAAATTTAAAAAATTATCCAACAGATGCAGAAGCAAGTTCTTCATTAGGACCTTTTACATCTACAACAAGTACAACTAAAATAGACACACGTGCAAGAGCAAGAGCGATAGCTTTAAAAGTAGATAACACTAGTATTAAACAACACTGGAAATTAGGTACGTTTAGATTAGATATACAAGCGGATGGGAGAAGATAATGCCAGGAGGAGCAGGAACACCAGGAGGATATGACGGCGGATCAGGATCAAGTTCTGGCGGCGGCGGTGGCGGTGGCGGCGGTGGCGGCGGAGAAGGCGGCGCAGCACAAAGAGCAGCAGCACAAAGAGCACAAGCACAACTTGATGCAAATAGATTAAATGCGCAAAGAGCAGCGGCGGCAGTAGCAAGAGAAAATGAAGCAAGAGAAACTGCTAGAGAAAACGCAATACAACTAGCTGCACTGACACCAAAAACAATAGAACCCATTCGTCATCATTCAGCTGATACTCCAACACAGATAGCGGAACAAAAAGAAATAGATCTTTATGGATATCAAGATGCAAAAGCTAAAGCACCCACAACTTTTAAACCTAAGACAAAACCGATTACTATTCATGGTAAAGATGGTTCTTATACAAGACAAAAAGTAAAATATAGCCGCCCAACCTATTACCAAGACAAAAGTAAAATAGGTGGAGAAACTTGGGGTGAGAGAGCAGAAGCAGGAATGAAAAGAGGTTTTTGGGATTCTGGTTTAGGAACTTTATCAAAAGGTAATCTTCCAACTAATTTGTTGGATAAAACAGGTTTAGGAAGTTATTTTGATCCTAAAAAAATGGCCACAAGCTTTGTACTTAATAAAATGGGACTAGGTATGCTTAATCCTATTTTAGGTATTATGTCTTTATTTGGTTTTAATCCAAATTCAGATCAAAGAAATCAAGACTTTTTTGCAGAAAAAGTTTTAAGTAGTAAGAATAAAGAAAAAATGGAAAACTTAGGTTATAAAGGATACATGAAACAAAGAGCGGCTGGCAAGATAGACGCTTATGGTAATGAAATAGCTAAGGGAGAAGATAAAAATATTATGCAAGCAAGTATTAAAGAATTTCAACCAACACAAAGTCAACAAGATCAAATTACTGAAGTAATGAGAAAAAGACAGGTATTGTTAGAGCATGCACGAACGGGACAATTAAATGAAAAAGGTGAAAATACTTTACAACAAATGGATCAATTGATAAGTCAATATCAAGTAAATCCAGAGAGTATATTTAAGGTTTAATATGGCTAGAATTGTACAATCATTAACACAACCACTAGAAAAATACGATCAACAAATACAACAATCATTTGTTAGAGATGTTGATAGTGTTATACAAAAATTAAACACATCTTTTCAACAAGATTTAAAAGAGGAGGCGGAAGCGGAAGCTTTCTTTTTTGGATAATGGCTAATACATTTGTAAATAAAAAGAAGGATTTAACTAGCACGAGTGCTACTACATTATACACTGTGCCATCAGCTACAACTGCTGTTGTAAAATCTATCATCGTATCTGAAGATTCAGGTAATGCTGATACTATAACAGTAACTATAACTGATACAGATGATGCTGTTTTTAGCCTATTTAAGACTAAAGCAATATCTGCTAATGCAACAACCGAATTATTATCTGCACCCCTAGTGGTTGCAGAAAGTGAAGTAATTAAAGTAACCGCAGCAACAGCCAATAGACTACATGTCGTGCTGTCTGCGCTCGAAATTAAGCCTAGAGTTGTTACATCCTAGACTTGATTTACTTGTAAAAAACAGGTATTATTATAAACCCAGGTGAAATTCCTGCCTTTTAAAATTAACACATAAAAATTATGGCTATAGATTATAACACAGGAATATCATCATTAGAAGCAGGTGCAGGAGAAATTACCTATTCAGGTAATGAAGGACCTAAATCTCCAGACCAAATGCTAATGGCTCAAGCTGATCCTATATTAGTAGAGGAATATAAAAAATACGTTTTTGAAATGGAAGAGATGGGACAGCAGCCCATGTCATTTAAACAATTTATGCAACAAGCTATGCAAGGTATGGCTTATGGTGGAACAGTAAAACCTACATACACTCAATCAAGAAAACAGAATTTAGCTTATGGTGGTATTGCAGGATTAGATGGTAGAAAAAGATATGGTATTGGATCATGGATTCAAGAAAAGAAAGACAAATTCATAGACGATATTATTCCAAATGAAATTAAAGAGAATCCAATGTTATCCTCAATTATAGCTGGTACTTTATTAAATCAGTATGGAGTTCCATTTACTGACAAAATTGAGGGGCTAGATAAAAATATTGGAAAAGGTTGGTTTTCAGATTTAGTAAAAGGAGGAAAAGACATGTTTAGCTCTGCTGTGGATAAAGCAACAGACTCATCATTAAAATCTAACTTTCTACCTGAAAGCTCTTGGAAAGAAATAGAAAAAATAACTGGGGGTGGAATTAACCCTTCTACATATAAAAACATATTTGATACTGGAGCGATATCTGCAGATAAACCTTCAGCAGGAGGTATAATAGATACACTATATAAAAACATATTTGATACTGGAGCGATATCTGCACCTAAACCTTCAGCAGGAAATATAATGGATACAATAAAAAAAGTAGCCACTAACCCTTCTACATATAAAAACATATTTGATACTGGAGCGATATCTGCAGATAAACCTTCAGCAGAAAAAAGTGGTATCTGGGATGTATTAAAAAGAGGAGCGTCTAATTTATGGGACACGGCCACTGGCCCTAGCGAAATTAATGATAGAGAAGTTCAATGGAAAATTCCTCTTGG